TTGTCGGCGCCGAGCGGTTCGAGCTTCTGCGCCAGCCCGGGCCGATGGATGTTCGCCGCCAGCACCGCCAGGCGCCGGTGATACATCGGCGGCCCGCCCAGCCCGCTCCGCACCGCCAACTGCCGCGCGTCATCCCAGACAATGCGCGCCTGATCGCGCTTGGTCGCAATGGTGTAGCCCTCGGCGCCCGCCTCCTGATCGAAGAAGGTCACATAGAGCGCGACGATCGCCGCCTCGAGCGACTTGCCGTTCTTGCGCGGCAGCTCGTTGTAACTGGTGCGGAAGCGGCGCAAATGCGTGTCGACGTGCAGCCAGGCGAAGAGCGACCCGAGCCGGAAGCGCTGGTGCGGCTGCAGGACGATGCGCGTCCCCGCCCACTCGCCCTTGTAGTGGCGCAGCCGTTCGGCGAAGCGGAAGAAGCGATCGGCGTGGGCGTCGCTGAAGACGTAGGGAAAGGCCGCCGTCGCCTCGTGCCGCCGGTCGCGCAGGTGCCGCACGCAGGCCAGCCGGTGATAGGTCCCCACCGTCCCGGCCGGCGCCTCGACAATCGTCTGCGCGTAGCGGTCGAGATCGTCAGTGAACGGGTGGTTCGATGGGCTCATCGAACTCCGCGAACGGATCGGCCGCGTCGAGCTCCGGCGGCACCATCCGACTGACGCGGCTGCGCGCGCTCGGCGTCAGGCCGAGTTGCTCCCACAACCGGACGCACGCGGCGAGCGCACTGCGCGCGATCGCCAGGTAGGGATTCATCATCGGATAGCCGTTCGGCGTCCGCGTGACCAGCGGCTCGCGCTTGCCGGTGGCCTCGACATAGAGCGACCACTCCCGGCAGACGGCGATGAGCGCGGTGCGGTCGGCCTCGGTAATCTGCCGCGCGCGCTGGAGGAGCGGCACCAGACGCTGCCATTCGGCGACCGCGCGGGCATCGGCGGCGAGCTCCACCGGCACGGCGTCGCTGGTCAGGTCCTCGGGTGTCGGTTCGTCGTCGTTCACGGGCCGGCGGCCCGGGTTGCCTTCGAGCGCTTTCTGCCGCGATGACTTCGGTCGGCGGCCTCGCATGCGGGTCCTATCCTACCGCGCGCGACCGCTCCGATTCCGGCCCGTTTCCCACTGCTACGCCCGTCCCCGCGCGTGCCCCGTATTTGCTCTTTTCTCACACGTTTCCGCGCCAGTTTCCCCGGTCTGCGCGTTTTCCCTAATGTTTTCGCTTCTCCGCGACGTGATTGCTTTTGGTTATCAAACCGCTCCAATACTACCCTTATATCCCTCAGCAGCTACGGCATTTCAGCCGTCTGCTCGGGACGAACGTGGAGAGAAACGATATGACGATGACGATCCGGATCGTACCGACCGATCGCGGCAACCCGCCGGGCAAGCTCGCCGATGCGGAGTTGCACTTCAGCGGCGGGCCCTTGGACGGCCTGAAACTCGTCGGGTTTGCGGTGTGGGAACGGCGCGGCGGCGGGCGGACGGTGACGTTTCCGGCGCGGTCGTATCAGGTGAACGGCGAGCGGCGCAGTTTCGCGTTGCTGCGACCGCTCGTCACGGCAGAGGCCCAGGACCGTCTGCGCGACCTCGTGGTGGAGGCGTTCGACGTGTTCACTGCGGAGGTGGCGTCATGAGCTACCACCCACCGCAAGCCGTCTGCACGGCGGTCGAAGACCTGCTCGATGTCGCCTGCCAGCGCTACTACGACCAGCAGTCGGAGGAAACCCTCGTGGAATGCCGCATGTGCGGCGAGTGGGAGAGCCATCGGACGGGCTGCCCCGTCCCCGTGCTCGAAGCGTGGCAACGCCCGGATCTGCTGGAGGACCGATGAGTCGTCCGGTCGCCGGGGCGCCTGCCAGTCCGATGCTGGCGTGCGCGATGACGGAGGCGGTCACCGGCGCCGCCTTCGACCGCCGCTATCGGGAGTGGCGGCTCGAGGAGAAGTTGGACGGCCACCGCGTGCTGGCGGTGGTCGAGCCCAAGTCGGTCACCGCCTGGTCGCGGCCGCGCGGCTCGGCGGCGCCGAATCCGCGGACGCTCAGTCCCGCCATCGTCGACCAGCTGCGCCGCTTGTCGCCCGGGGTGTATGACGGCGAGCTCGTCGCGCCGGGCGGGCACGCGTGGGATGTCGTTCGCACGGACGCGCGCACGGTGCTCGTGCTCTTCGATGTCCTGGAAGTCGGCGGCCAGTCGCTCCTGACCACCACGTATCTCGCGCGGCGCCTCTGCCTGCTGCGCGAACTGCGCCGCTTGTCGGTCCGCCAGGAGGTGGTCACGACCGTCGAGAGCGTGCCCGCGACGTGGCACGCGGTCTTGGGCATCTGGGCGCGCGGCGGTGAGGGCGCCGTCCTGAAGCGGCCCGAGTCGATGTATCAACCCGGCGTCCGCTCGCCCGCGTGGGTGAAGGTCAAGCAGCTGCACCACGCGACCTTGACGGTGACCGGCTTCGACGCGGGGAAGTCCGGGCCCTGCTCGGCGTTCATCCTGCGCGATGACACCGGCGTCTGCACCACGGTCAAGGTGCTCGGGCACGCCATGCTCCGCGACGTGACCGCGCGACCCGCCCACTACATCGGGCGGCGCGTGGTCATCACCTACCAACAACGCACGCCGTCGGGCACCTATCGCCACGGCATGTTCGATCACTTCGCCAGTGAGGACGAGTAACCCACACACCACGGAGAGCGCCATGAAGCACACGAAGAAGCAGCAGAAGCCGACGAAGCCAACGAAGAAGCCGACGAAGAACGTCGCCGCCTTCCCCGTCCCGCCCCCGCCGCCACCGCCCGCGCCGACGGGGCGCGCCGGCGTCGATTGGGTCGCGGCTGGGAAGAAAGCGTGGGAGACCCGCGCGGCACGCGCGGGCGGTCAGCCGAGTCAGAAGCCGGCAGCACGCGCGACGCCGACGAACGGGAGCACGGCGAAGCTGGTGGTCCGCAAGGATGCCACGAGCGAGCGGTACGAGGCGCGGGTGCTGGCCGCCATCGAACGCACGATGCACGACGACCGGCGCGAAGGCCTGTGTCTGCAGATGCGCGGCAAGGATGGCGGCGGCGGGTGGGTCATTCTCGCCACCGACGGCAACCGGGCGTTGACGCATCGCGCGGCCAGCGAGGACAAGACGGCGCGTCCCATCACCACGGCGCAGCCGCTGCCCTTCGGCTTTGTCCTCACACCGGAGGTCGAGTCGGCGCTCCGCACGGTCGCGCGGCAGAAAGGCGCGACGTCGTTGTATCTCGCCATCGACGCCAAAGCGAAGACGCTCGCCGTCCGCGCGCCCGGGACAGACGCGCCGGTGACCGTCGCGCTCACGCCGTCGACGGTCGGGGTCGCCACGTTGAAAGCGATCACGCTGCGCGTCGATACCCGGTTGCTCACCGACGCACTCGGCCGCGGTGGGCGCTTTGGCTACGACGGCAAGCCCAAGTCGCCCGTCACCATCGACACCGACGATCGCCTCCGGTATGTCCTCATGCCGATGAGCGATCCGGATCGCCCGAAGGCTGGCACCGTGTGGACGCCACCGGCCACCACCGAGCCGACACCGGAGGCGGCGTCATGACGGACCGCTGTCCGCGTTGCGGCGGCGCCATGCTCGGGCACAGCTGCTCGTGGTTCACCACCGAGGACATTTGCTTCGCCTGTAAGAACGATGAGCGCGAATGTCCGAACTACGCCCTGGCGGTCGCCGCCGACGAAGGCGCCTGCCGCGCGGGGTCCTATAACTTCCCCGGCATCGGCCTCGCCCCGGAGGACGCGGCAGTGCTGGCGGCGCTGCGCGCCAAGCGGCGTCCCTAACCCACCGGGCGCGGTCGCATGGCCGCGCCCGTTTTCTTTTAATCGCAGAGGTGCAAATTGCTGCTACAATCTGAGCGGTCGGGTTTGCCTGACCGCCCTATGACGAAGATGAAGAAGAATCCCGCGGCCGTCGCCCTCGGGCGCCTCGGCGGCGCGCGGAACACCAGGAAGCAGATGGAGGCCCGCAAGCGCAACGCGCAGAAGGCGGGCCGGCCCCGCCGGGTCTGCGCCGCGTGCGGCGAACCGGTGCTCGGCTTCCACGTCGATCGCGCGCTCGATGACTCCTGCGGCATCCACGAATGGAAGTGGCAGAAGCCCAGTGAACGGGAGGACCGATGACCACGCGCGAGTACATCGAAGCCACCCTGATGGACCTCGCCACGACGGCCCAGTATCTCCGTGAGAGCGCGCGGCTCATGCGCGAGGCCGCACTGCATCTGGTGGAGACCGAAGAACGACTGGTCAGCAACAATCGGGTGATGATGCGCACGGTCGAGCGCGTCGAGAACGCCATCACCAACGCGTTGAAAGCGTTCGACACCACCGAACCCGACAAGGAGTCCGATGGGTGAATTCACGATCATCGCGTGGACGCATCACACGTTCAACATCGCGCACGGGTGTCTGAAGGTCTCGCCCGGGTGCGCGCACTGCTACGCGGAAGCCTTCACGCACCGGGTCGCGCCCGGGGCGTTGCCGATCTGGGGTCCGCCCGCCACCACGGCGCGGCGGACCTTCGGGCCCCACCATTGGTCGCAACCGGAGAAATGGAATCGCCAGGCGGTGCTGAGCGGCACGCGCCGCCGCGTCTTCGCCAGTTCGATGTGCGATGTCTTCGAGGACCATCCGACCATCACCAGTGAACGCGCGAAGCTGTGGGATCTCATCGCGCGGACGCCCGCGCTCGACTGGCAGCTGCTCACGAAGCGCGCCGATCGGGTCGCGACGAACTTGCCCGCGACCTGGCCCGCGCTGCAGTCGCATGTCTGGCTCGGCGTGTCGATCGAGAACAACGACTACGTGTGGCGGGCCGATGCCATTCGCGACCTGCCGGCGGCGGTGCGCTTCGTGTCGTATGAGCCCGCGCTCGGGCCGGTCGACCGCCTCGACCTGCGCGGCCTCGACTGGATCATCGTCGGGGGTGAGTCGGGCCCGACGTTTCGGCCAATGGATCTCCGGTGGGTCCGTGACCTGCGCGCGCGCTGCCGGCGGGCCGGTGTCGCATTCTTTTTCAAGCAATCGGCGGCGCCGCGCACCGAGATGGGCATCGAGCTCGATGGTCGAATCGTGCGCGAGTATCCGACGCCCCGAGGTGGCTGACGGGGTGGCTCCAGAGGGTGCCGCCGTGGTGGCGTGACCAGCCGCCTCGGACCTAACCCCTACCCCTACCCCTACCCCTACCCCTACCCTTACCCCTACCCCTCAATCGGGCTCCTTCCCCGCTCTCTCATAACCAGCCGACTTTCGCCCTCCTTTCTCTCCCCCCACTACCTACCCCTTACCGGACCCCTCAAAAGCGCCCTACGGGGCGTTTAACCCGGTTTCCGGGCATTTTCAGCGCACTTCCCAACCTACCCTTTCAGCTGCCCCGCCAACGTCTACCCCTACCCCTACCCCTATCCATACCCCTCCATCGTCCACCGCAACCGACTCCCTACCCATCACTTACGGGGAGGACCGCAACCCCTTGGGGTCGAGGGTCCGGTGGTCCCTATTCCTATGGATACGATTTTATAGAACTATCAGAGCGCTCTCGCCGTCTAACCTTTCAGAGCGCGACGATAACCGAAGCGCCAAAACGCAGACGGCTCCACAGGGGCCACCACGGAGAGAACCGATGAAAACGACGAAAACCGCCAAGACGACCAGCAAGAAGGCCCTCGCGGCCAAGTTCAAGGCCGCCGCCCTCGCGGCGTGGGCAACCCGCCGGAAGGCGGGCGCCAAGGCGGTCAGCGCCAGTGCCAACAAGGCGTGGGCGACCCGCCGGAAGGCGGCCAAGAAGGCGGGGAAGAAAGCCGCCGCCTAGTTCGCAGGGCCAGCGCCAGCTGGCCCTTTTTTTTGGGCCACGGCTTTGCCCCGCAAAGGTCCCCGCCCCATCAAGGTCCCCGCCCCATCAAGGTCTCTGCGGTCCGCGTACTCGAGCACGAGTCCGACGTAGCGCATTTTGGCGGCGCTCGCCCCGAGCGCTTGCCACTGCCGGACGACGCGCGCCTGCATCCGGGCCACCACGCGATGCAGGGCGCGCGCGATCATCTCATCGTGGATACGCCCGGTCCCTCGGTCCGCCGCCTTCGTCAGTCCAGCGGCCTGGCGCATCGCATGCGGGAGGCCGTTCTGGCGCGTCGCTAGCGAGCTCCCTTCGGTGAAGACCAGTCCGATCCGTTCGCCCGGGGTCAGTGGCCGGCGCGCGGCCAGAATCAGCAGCTGCTCCCACGGCGAGCCGTAGGCATCGAAGTCGAAACAGGTGAACGGCCGCAGGTCGATGCACCGCAGAACGCGGCGATTGTCGGCGACATAACAGCAGCGGGCATCGGCGTACCAGCGTTCATCACAGCCGACATACCGCGCGGCTTTAGACCAGACCTCAGTGTGCATCAGACCCGGCCCGGCGAAGGCATCGAAGACCGTGGCGTGCGCGGCGCCAATCGCATCGAGAACGTGCTGGCGAATCTCGACCTTCGCCCGCCAGCCGCGCGTGTCGTTCTCCACCTTGCCGGTCGCCAGCTTGACGAAGCTCACGACTCGGCCAGATCCCGCCACCACGGCGCCAGCCGACTCCGCGCCTCGATGGTCGCATCGTCGTGCGCCTCGAACGCATGGAGACACGCCACGCAGAAGAGGCCATGAATCCGTGAGTCCGCGAGGATACGCCAGAACCACTCGCCGCACAGCGCGCACTGCTTGAAGGAGCCGGTCGTCATGAGGCTTTCCATTCTTCGAGCGTCGCAATCGTGCCCAGTTCGACCTCGACGCCGGCGAGCTCCTGCGTCGCCTCGCGCAGCCGTTGCAGCGTCACGGCCTGGTGCTCGAGCGGGCCGCGAATCGAGATCCAGAACCGATCGGCGACCGCGCTGGTCTCGACCTCGGTGACGATCGCCTCGGCGTGCGGCTGCACGATCGACTTCAGTTCGTTCGGCCGGAAGAACGGCGCCAGGTCGAGGCCCGCGCTCAGGTCGGCGCCGATCTGCGTCGGGTCCCATTCGGAGAACTCGGCGGCCCGGTTGTCGTACATCGCCAGCTGCCGCTTCTGCTCCGGTGTCAGATTGCGGCGGCGCACGGCAATCAGTTCGGTGCCATCGGCATCGATGATGCGGACCTTCGCGATCCCAGCAGCCGCACGTTGATCGATCGCCGCCAGCTTGGTATCGAGCGGGGGAGTGGGTGGCGGCGTCGGTGATGGCGTCGGGAGCGGCGCTGCCGGCGCTTCGCGTGGCGGTTCAGCCACAGCCGCCGCCGCTGCCGCCGCCTTCCTCCCGTTCGCCTCCACATCGGCCACCAGCTCACCGAAGGTGCAGCCC